AGAAAAGAGTACATAATTAATATTTTCTTAAAAATTAAAAAGTTTTTATAAAATTACAAAAAATTATAAATTATGTACTCAAAAAGGAGGATAGAATATTTGAGATATTGCGATTAAGACGTCAAAAGATATATTAAATAATATTATAAATATAATTAAGATTTAAGGACATAATCCATATTTTGGGAGAGAGAATGGCCCATTATGCGAGCATTAGCTTTCAATAGCTTAGTATTGCCAGAATCAGCATTAGTTTTTAAGTTATATGTAGCATAAAGCTTGCGTATATCAAGGGCATTAAACGGCGTCCCATAAACATTTTCTGTAATCTGTCTAAATTTTTTAGATAAAGTTGGTTCATTATAAATATTACCGAGAATATAATCAGTATCGACAGGCAACTGATTAATAACATGAATAATTTCAGAAGGTAAATGTAAAATAATTTTGTCTTTATTTTTGGTATTATTAATATATATATAAGATTGATAATACCAGTTAAAGGCGATATCATTTATATCACATTTCTTAGTAGCAATACGCATAATACGATAATCATATAATCTGCGTGTAGGGATAAGAAATAGGAACATATAGATGAGTTTATCATAAATATCAGTAATATTATTAGCATTTAGGAGGACATCATTAGTATCAAAGGATATTTTGGAAGTTAATTCAGTATTTATGACAGCTTTATCACGGTTCTCGGTATAAACCTTTTTATATTCAGTGGAATAAGGGTAAATAGTTTCTCTTAATATTTTTAAGTTCTTACCATTTAATCTACTAAATATAGAATATAATATAGATAATTGATAAGAATAATTAGAAACAATATCTTTAATATTATCAACAATATACATATTTTGTTTGAGTAGTTTCTTTGGTTCATACTTTTCATTTCTTAACAATTTCAATATTTCAGCATCATCGGCAAGGGGTTCATTATGATACTTGCTAAAAACAGCTTTAATAACGCTAATATAATTATAGATAGTATTAGGGTTCAATTTAGCAATATTAGTAGAATCTTTATAAGTTCTTTTAATATGAGTATCAACATCGTCAGGATTAATAGTAGTTTTAATAGTTTCAATAGGTTTAATAATAGTATCATTTTTCAATTTACGTAATTCTCTGCGTTTAGCGTTGTTAGTATCTTTAGCTTTTGCGTTATAAGCGTCATTTCTTGTTTTTCGTTTGAGTTTATAATATTGCTGTTTCCATTCAAGGGATTTAGCTTGAAGTTCTTTGGCAATTTCTCTGCTGTTCGTCATAGAAGCGATGCGGTTATACTCGGTTAAGTCAAAGTCCATTCTAATTATATATATATGATGTCTTACCTTTAATTAAGAAAAATAAATCAATTTTTGTAATAATAGACTACTTGAAGACTGGTTAGGTCTATTTAGGACTATTTAGGCTACTTATGCTACTTTATCTCTGCGTTTATCTCTGCGTTTAGCGTTATTGATTTCGCCTTTTTCGTTATGATATTTTGTATTTCTAATATATCGTTTGTATTTGTCGTAATTCAAACGAAACTCAACAGATTTATTTTTTAATTCGCTACGAACCTCGCAAGGATTGAGAGACGAAATGCGTATAATCTCTGGGTCTGTATAATGGTAATTCATATTTTTATTTATAGTTCCTAACTCACGTATAATTTCCCCCTCTCTCCTTTCTAATTCCTTCTTATTATTACAAGGATAATCTTCATATAACTCAATATACCAATTACTCCAATCATTATCAATAATATATTTATAAAGAGTTATATTTGTTTTACATAAACGACAAGCCCTTTTATGTCCGTAAAATCTTTTTGCTAATGTATCAATAGTACTCCCTACATATCGCTGCTCGTCATTCTCAATATTTCTAATAATATATATCTGTCCTTGTTTGTATCTCTCATCAATATTAGCCATTCGTTTTTAATCGTTTATATTAGTTTATTATTTATATATAAATTTGTTAAAAATACATATGAATCCAGCCAGTAAGACATCATACAATACATATGAATCCAGCCAGTAAGACATCATACAATACATATGAATCCAGCCAGTAAGACATCATACAATACATATGAATCCAGCCAGTAAGACATCATACAATACCTATGAATCCAGCCAGTAAGACATCATACAATACCTATGAATCCAGCCAGTAAGACATCATGCCAGTAAGACATCATACCAGTAAGACATCATGCCAGTAAGACATCATGCCAGTAAGACATCATACTACTATCATATCTAACCGCATTATATCTATAGATATAATGCGGTTAGATATGATAGTAGTATGATGTCTTACTGGCATGATGTCTTACTGGCATGATGTCTTACTGGTATGATGTCTTACTGGCATGATGTCTTACTGGCTGGATTCATAGGTATTGTATGATGTCTTACTGGCTGGATTCATAGGTATTGTATGATGTCTTACTGGCTGGATTCATATGTATTGTATGATGTCTTACTGGCTGGATTCATATGTATTGTATGATGTCTTACTGGCTGGATTCATATGTATTGTATGATGTCTTACTGGCTGGATTCATATGTATTTTTAACAAATTTATATATAAATAATAAACTAATATAAACGATTAAAAACGAATGGCTAATATTGATGAGAGATACAAACAAGGACAGATATATATTATTAGAAATATTGAGAATGACGAGCAGCGATATGTAGGGAGTACTATTGATACATTAGCAAAAAGATTTTACGGACATAAAAGGGCTTGTCGTTTATGTAAAACAAATATAACTCTTTATAAATATATTATTGATAATGATTGGAGTAATTGGTATATTGAGTTATATGAAGATTATCCTTGTAATAATAAGAAGGAATTAGAAAGGAGAGAGGGGGAAATTATACGTGAGTTAGGAACTATAAATAAAAATATGAATTACCATTATACAGACCCAGAGATTATACGCATTTCGTCTCTCAATCCTTGCGAGGTTCGTAGCGAATTAAAAAATAAATCTGTTGAGTTTCGTTTGAATTACGACAAATACAAACGATATATTAGAAATACAAAATATCATAACGAAAAAGGCGAAATCAATAACGCTAAACGCAGAGATAAACGCAGAGATAAAGTAGCATAAGTAGCCTAAATAGTCCTAAATAGACCTAACCAGTCTTCAAGTAGTCTATTATTACAAAAATTGATTTATTTTTCTTAATTAAAGGTAAGACATCATATATATATAATTAGAATGGACTTTGACTTAACCGAGTATAACCGCATCGCTTCTATGACGAACAGCAGAGAAATTGCCAAAGAACTTCAAGCTAAATCCCTTGAATGGAAACAGCAATATTATAAACTCAAACGAAAAACAAGAAATGACGCTTATAACGCAAAAGCTAAAGATACTAACAACGCTAAACGCAGAGAATTACGTAAATTGAAAAATGATACTATTATTAAACCTATTGAAACTATTAAAACTACTATTAATCCTGACGATGTTGATACTCATATTAAAAGAACTTATAAAGATTCTACTAATATTGCTAAATTGAACCCTAATACTATCTATAATTATATTAGCGTTATTAAAGCTGTTTTTAGCAAGTATCATAATGAACCCCTTGCCGATGATGCTGAAATATTGAAATTGTTAAGAAATGAAAAGTATGAACCAAAGAAACTACTCAAACAAAATATGTATATTGTTGATAATATTAAAGATATTGTTTCTAATTATTCTTATCAATTATCTATATTATATTCTATATTTAGTAGATTAAATGGTAAGAACTTAAAAATATTAAGAGAAACTATTTACCCTTATTCCACTGAATATAAAAAGGTTTATACCGAGAACCGTGATAAAGCTGTCATAAATACTGAATTAACTTCCAAAATATCCTTTGATACTAATGATGTCCTCCTAAATGCTAATAATATTACTGATATTTATGATAAACTCATCTATATGTTCCTATTTCTTATCCCTACACGCAGATTATATGATTATCGTATTATGCGTATTGCTACTAAGAAATGTGATATAAATGATATCGCCTTTAACTGGTATTATCAATCTTATATATATATTAATAATACCAAAAATAAAGACAAAATTATTTTACATTTACCTTCTGAAATTATTCATGTTATTAATCAGTTGCCTGTCGATACTGATTATATTCTCGGTAATATTTATAATGAACCAACTTTATCTAAAAAATTTAGACAGATTACAGAAAATGTTTATGGGACGCCGTTTAATGCCCTTGATATACGCAAGCTTTATGCTACATATAACTTAAAAACTAATGCTGATTCTGGCAATACTAAGCTATTGAAAGCTAATGCTCGCATAATGGGCCATTCTCTCTCCCAAAATATGGATTATGTCCTTAAATCTTAATTATATTTATAATATTATTTAATATATCTTTTGACGTCTTAATCGCAATATCTCAAATATTCTATCCTCCTTTTTGAGTACATAATTTATAATTTTTTGTAATTTTATAAAAACTTTTTAATTTTTAAGAAAATATTAATTATGTACTCTTTTCT